ATTGCCATTTTATGACTTTATTTTTATCATAGGTTTGATGTCGTAAGAATATCCTAATCTTTTATTATATATCAACCTAAAATTCATAGGCTTTTGTTTATGTGATTTATAAGTAAAATTATTGTCAGGGGAAAATCCTCCGTCACCAATTAAATTAATATCTACAGTGTTTACAATACTCGAAGCACTACCCTTAAAACGTTTAGTGTATAATTGAATAGAATCAACAACAAACTGTGATATAACATTTTTATTAATATAGAAATCAGCGTCGTCATTTAGCGTAGTCTTATCTCCGGCAGAATTTTGTGCGCTTACATAATTTCTAATGGCATTTAATACACCATCAGTCCTTAGAATTCTAGTAGCAACGTCTGTGATATAGAAATCAGCAATAATTTCATTTTCGTCTTCAAACATTAATACTTCTGTATCATTGATAGAGTTTTTTAAGATCTCATCCAATTCTTCTTTACTTTCAATAACTTGATAGTTAAACGAATAAAGATTATATTCATTCTTAACTTTCATAGCAGTTGATGCTAAGTAAGATCTTTCTTCTGTATTGTCTACGGTTCCTGGAACATCTTCGCTTTTTCCACCTGAAAGAGATCTAGTGTAGTAACCAAAATCCCATGAAGATCTAAATACATTAACATCTTTTTTAGAAATTGCAATCTCATCAATTAATGGATATAGTGGTAATTTATCAGAAGACTCTGACAATTTAGTAATACCAGTAGGATTAGTTTCATTTATTTTATGATAGAAATGATTTTTAATTAATCCCCAGCTACCGTCATGTACGCCACCGTCTTGTATAAACCCAATATTAAATGTAGTACCACATCGATTGTATCTTTCATAATAAGCTTTAGCCGTAGTTAATTCGTAACTATTTGTAAGAGAGTGTTTGTACATTATTGATTCAAAACCAACTTCTCTTTGATCTGCACTTGCTTGAATTCTATTAGATTTAAAATGAGTATACATGTCTGTGAATGTAACAACTGGTCTAAAATCTACCGTATATGCTCCAGCGTGTCTAATCAAGAATGGATAATATAAAGCATCATCCTCTCTAGTCAAATTATATCCAATAATACCTTTAAACAGTTTATAACTTTTAGGTTTATCATTATCTTCTTCCACAGAAAGAGTTGCATATTTAACTATTTCAGTACCATCCTCGAAATTAATAGTAAATCTATTATTATTAATTGTACCATCTTCCTCGACCGTAGTATATGTAACACTATCATCGTTTAAGTTAATCATGTTGGCTACACTGTTTATAGAAATCTTATTTAAAATAGTTTCATGTATATTAGTACCTCCATCGACATATGAATATTTTATTCTTCTTTGGATGTTATTAGGTAAATATGCTACGTCTAAAACATCGTCTGGATCGTTTACATTAACTGGAGGTCCAACAACTTTAATGGTACTTGAGTTTTCAACAGAGTACACTTTAAACTTATAGATAGTATTACCAGGCGTAGTTGGATATAAATCCATTAACACATCACCGTATAATCCATTTTCACCTAAAACAATTTGATTTTCAAAATCAGGGATACTTCCGTCAAAATGATTTATACCTTCAATCGTATATGGTGAACCTTCAGAGAAATTTGCAGTATTCCAACTTAATGCACCGTCAAATGGTGTATTCGCATAAGTATAATCTTCTATTGTGTGATCGTATACGATTTTGTGTTTTAATTCATATAACATTTTTCTGTTCATATTACCTTTAATCCAGTAATCACCAAGATTTAAAGTAATGAAGAATATTACAAACTTAAACTTTTTATTTTGTATTATTTCAAATTCAACATCGTTATTAGTAACATCATTATTAGTTTTTAATAGAATACTAAACTTATATCCATTAAACTCACTGCTTTTCACAAAGTCTAGCGCGGTTTTATTGGTAAATTCTTTTCTATTTTTTAAGACAACTTTTAAACCTTTAAATATAGTACTCGCAAAGGCACCAGTATCTCCGCCGTCAATTAAAGTATATTTCTTTTTAAGGTCAGTCTTAAAAAACGTGTTATTAATATCATCTGGGTTTAAATAACCCCTAGTATACCCGCCGAATGTATCATATATGCCCTGAACATCATCACTGTTTAGATTCTTTTCAAATCCTTCAGTAATCATAAATTTATCAAAATAATTATTCTTAGTACTCTTAAATAAATTTGGAGTTAATTCAAAATCCTCTATAAAATTAATATATGAGAATGTGTTGTTTAATTCATCATATCTTAAATAACTAGGTTTCTTCTCCATATAGAACCACTCATGTGTCATATCATCTTTACTACGTTCAGTAGCACTTAAATCAGGTGAAAAGTTTGTTCTACCAAATGCTTCGTTAGTATTTAGATAATAAGGTTGATCTCTAACTGTTAAAGAATCTTTTAAAACCCATTTGTTTATATTTGGAACCACTCTCGAATTAGTGGCAAACTCTTTTAATTGATTCTCTTTTAGTCTATCAAATTCACTAGTTATAATTTCAGCAGAAATATCATCAACAGATTCTTCTGATAAAATACCAGATAAATTAGAGAAATAATTAATAGGTTTTAGTGGATAATTATCGCTAAAAATATCATTAGCAGATAATGTTGTATTGTATTCTCCCGTAATTGGATCAATATTAAGTATGGCATTTTCATATGGTTCATATGCAATATTTGCCGTAGTTTCATAATCTAGTTCTTTTAGATCTGAGTTAGTAGTATCATAAAAGTCAAAGTTCATATCGTATATGTTATATGCTGAAAATAAACCAATTTTTACAATATTCTCACTAAATACTCTAGCCTCCCCGTCTTTAATATCGGATTTTAAGCTTAATATTAATTTTGATCTAGTAGAATTAGGTATACTTATATCCTCTACAATATCTATTACTTCGTTAAATATACCAGCATATTTAGTTTCTAAATAATCTCCTACTGAAATTTCGCTTAATGTTGTATTGTTTATGTAAACTGATTTACTAGTAGAATTACCTCCGTTTAAATAATGAGCATCCCACTTAGAAAGAATGTAACCCGCACCTTTTCTTAATTTTAAAATATTATTAAAATCAATATTGTCAACATCTATAAAATCAATTACATTTTCTTTGTTAACTAAAACAGCATGTTGTAATAACCTATATCCAGGAACCCTAGCTTTAACCCAAAGATCAGACCCGATATTATAAGCATCTAAAGGACTATCATCTGCATGAATAACTCCTGCTAATGCAGAGGCAATATCACTTAATGTACCTTGGTTAGAGAAGAATTTTCCACTATAAGTTCCTTTCGGTAAAGTATAATTAGCAGAATATGTTCTGTTTTGAATATTAATATTGGTTTGAATTTGATCAACTCTTATTATAGAACTTATAGCTCCGGTTACCGCCATGTTTAGATCACCTAGGTTTGTTTCAATCTCAGTTAAAACAATAGACTGTGATTGATAATCAAAACTAATGTGGTAATTACCAACAGCACTAGTCTTTCTGTAGATTGTTATTTTATCTGGATCACTTATCGCCGACTCAATATTACCAGCAGTCTCCTGAAGAGTAGACCCTAACAATAAAGAATTATCAAATAAATTGTGAGTTCCCTGTGAATCTTCTAATCGAATATTAATACCCTCTCCCGGTGTTTGTTTAATAAAAGTAAATTTATAAGACTCCTCTCTTGATGCTACCACAGCAATTTTATCATTACTGTCTGGCACATCTACAATAGACATTTTAACAAAATCGTAGCCTCTTTCGTCATTTTTTATTAGATCGACAGATTTGCCAGTATGTGATATACCTATAGTGCTAGGAATATCTCCAGTAGAATCATCAATTCTAACTTCTAGATTTAGAGAATCATAAAGACCTGAATTAGATATCTTATAGTATACACCATTAATTAATACATAACCAAGTGTTGGCGTAGTACTCATTTGTTTATGTGTTGGAATTGCAGTTGTTGGTTTACTTGGATTTACCAAAGACGAAACCCCTGCGAATTTAATAACATTATTAGATATTGAACTTATTTCACCAAAGCCCGAATCTATATCATCTACGTAAAGACCGAAATACCTATTAATGCTATAATCGCTAGAATCATTATCATCAAATAAAAATTCTAAGTTTAAAAGATTGGCACATAAAATATTGTTTCTTCTAAAACCGTCTGTGATAAAGTCATTAGCTTCAATTAAAGCTTTATCAGTCTCTACGAAGTCTTTGTAGATATATTCACCCTTACTAGTTAATTCACCAGAAGACAAATCAATACCATTATAGTTAGTAACTTCATTTTTGCCAAGCGAAACAGTAATAGGTGATTTAGGGAATGTTTCCTGTTGTACATGTGCCCTGATGTATTTACCCAGGTTTGATTTTTTAGATAAATCAAAAGTTTTGATAATCTCAGCGTTCCTTAATATCTCTTGAATCCTCCTAGCATTGTCTAAAGTAACACCAGATGCATCAACACCCCCTGGGTTTTTAACTTTAAATATAACAAAATTGTTTGGCATGTTATTATCAGCCCAAATAGGTGCCAACATCCTATAACTCTCATCGTAGTTTTTAGAATAATTATATGTAGTACCATATTGATACTCTTCCTCTATTTGTTTATTATAAGAATCTAATACTGTCAAGTCCGACTCAGATCTTTTAGTTAAATAAACAAGATCAGATGTGGTGCCGTTTTTCTTAAAGAAATTAGCAACATCGGTTGAATAATTACCATTAGGATTTATTGGACTCTTCTTGTATTTTATACCAGCTAAATCTTTACTAGCACTGATACTTTCCATATAAACTGAACCATCTGAACTTGTAACTAGTTTAACGTTACCTGATAATTTGGGGTTAGTTCTTAATAGTGGTTTAGCTACATTGTCTAATTTATAGTTAGTTTCTGTTTTAAAGTTTGGTCCAGCAGAAACAGTTTCATAACCCTCAACAAACGGGAAAGTATATGTAGTTGTAACGCTTGAATTATCACCTATAACACAGAAACTAGATGCTATACTTTCATATACATCAACTTTAACTTCACTACTTAAACCTATTTCAACGCCAGCTGAAACAACTGGCCTTTGTTGAGATGTGATACCTGAATCCTTAAGCAGGGCAATGGCATCGTCAATATCTTCTGCGGTTATTTTAACACTATACTCTAAACAACTATCAAAGCCGCTGGTCTTGATTACATTACCAAATGATAAAGTATCAATAAATGTTTTTATATAGCTACCAGCATCACTAGAAACGTCCGTGTGTAGTCCATTAATAACATATATTGGCCAGAATAAAGTTTCTGTATTATTACCAGCCTCAGGCCCTTCTATTTCCGGATTTAATGAATAAAAACCATAAAATACATTTATATCATTTACACCAGGTTCCGGTCTAGATATGGTATTATTAGTTATGTTGGGCTTTATATAAGTCGAACACTGACCACTCGATACTATACTTGATCCGGAAACAGTAAGTCCGTCTGAGTCATAACCATACCATTTTAAATTAGCGCCATCGCCTGGATTTTCCCAAATTAAATAGCCAGAAAGATCATTAAACACATTTGATTCAAATAAATCTATTTGATCTTCGCTAGTTGCACCTAATTCAGTTTTATAAACAGGTGTGTTAGATTTAGCTAATCCTAAAAGATCAGTAAAAGGCGCAGTACCCTCTGGTCTAACATACCACAAAGTGGTGTTCGTAACAACGCCGTTACAAAATTCATTTATACTAGGATCTGATAAATTTGATTTGTTAGCTACTAAACTATATGTAACGTTAACAATATCCTCTTCACAATACCATTCAAATGTTCCGATAGAAGTTAATCCCCAATCATTAACCAAAGATCTTTTATAATATGTGCCAGCAGGAGCTTCGCTGTAAATACCACTATCAATTAAACCTATCGTACTAGCGCCTCCGGTACTTGTATATAAATCTGAATAATATTCACTAATAAACAGAGGTGTGTTGTCAGCTACTAATTGAGAAAGTGTTTTTTGAGACGCGCCGTCATACCATACTGTTATTTCTTGATAATCTTCAGCACAATGTGTTATTGTGTTAGTTGCATATAAAACCGCAGTAGAACTAGAGTTTACCGAAACAGTACATGGAATAATACCATTAGTTACAATTTGACCGCTGCTGTTAATTTTTAATACACTTGTGGCACTATTATCTGAGACAGTAATATACACATCTGTCGCGTTTGGTGGTGTAAATTTATTTAATAAAGATTGATCATAAAAAATAGAATCACCGCCAGATAATTGAGCAACATTATTTGCCTGCACGGTACTTCCGTAGCCAGTCGCCAGTGTTGGAGCGATACACATTGTATTAGGATCACTACCGAACGAGCTTATCTGAAAACTAAATACAGGAGAATATTCAACCTCAATATTGATAGTTGTTGGTGCAGATTCAGCGCCTTTGGAATCAATTGCTTTAATTACCCAACTATCATTACCAAAATAACCTGCATTAGGGGTATATGTAGCCTTTATAGAAGTGTTATCGTTTTGAACAAATGATATAGTTCCATTAGGGGTTGCTGTTATTTGTATAAACGATACTGGATCACCATCAGCATCTGTCGCATTTACAATAAACGTACTAGTGGTATTTTGTAAAACGCTCGTACTGGTTGTGGTTATAACTGGTGCAGAATTCTCTGGATTAATAGTTATGATAGCAGGTGCAGATGTTTGATTTGCAGAATCTGTTACGGTAAACGTAAACGAATCAGAACCTGCCAGTGTTGAGGTATGTGTATAAGTTACTATATTACCTACAATAGTATATGTTCCTTTGGTAGGCGCCGCTACTATATTGTACGTTAAATTATTAGTATCAAAATCATCAGAACCAGATAGTGTAATAGTAACTATATCATTCCATGCCACATCGTATGTTGCACTAATAGCAACTGGTGGATTATCTGATGTTGCAGTTGGTGTGGGCGTTGCAGTCGCTGTAGGTTCAGGTGTTGCAGTCGCTGTAAGTTCCGGCGTTGGTGTCGGAGTTGGAGTTACTACTTCAGTTTCAGTTGGCGTAGGCTCAATTTCAGTTTCAGTTGGCGTAGGTGTAGGCTCAACTTCTGTCGCTGTCGGCGTAGGTGTAGGCTCAACTTCTGTCGCTGTCGGCGTAGGTGTAGGCTCAACTTCTGTCGCAGTTGGTGTCGGAGTTACTACCGCACACTCCTCAATTTCAATGACCTCACCAACGGAACTGATAAGTAATACAACAGTATCATCACTTAATCGCCACCAAAGATCTTGTCCATCAAATTGTGTCCCAAGTTCTAATCCAGGAGTCGTAAATAGTAGTGTACCTGCCCCTAGCGCGCCTTCATGAAATAATTCAGATAATTCAGTTGTTCCGGTTGCGCCACATGCTGTTATAGCACTTGAATAACCTAGATCAGTTTTTAATATGATTGATGCCATTTAGTTAAATCTTTTTATACACAGTCCACCTGTCTGTATTATATATCCAGATTTATTATGTGGCGAATCTCGTCAACTTTGCGGCTCTAATAGAATTTAAGTTTTTACCCTTAGGACTGTATTTAGCGAATACTTCTAGATCAAATGAGAACTGTTGATCATATTTATCAAATATATCTAAACCAATCTTTTTGGTATATGTTAAGTTAGGGAATTTTAGTTTAGCCTGTCCACCGATTCTACCAATATCACTTGAAGCATCGTTACCGTAATAATCAGTCATTCTATATTGGAATATGATATCAACAGACAATGCATTGGAATTATCTAATGTGGCTACTCTACCCTTAATTTCTTTTCTACTCTGCTTGCTGTCACCGCCAACACTTAATGTATTTAAGTTAATCGGTGATAAGAATAAGAAAGCTCCACAAGAACGACCACCTAAAAGATATTGATCATTAGCGCCAAACGACATTTTAAAAGTCCTATCGCCTTCTGTTATTAAATTAGAAGTTTTTTGGAATGCTAATTGTTTAGTAGCTTTAATTGAATTAACAGCAGATGGTGAAAAAGAATTTCCAATTAATGGACTACTATATACAAACGAAGTTCCACTCGCATACGTTGCACTTATAGGCATCGTATATATTGCATTGTTAACCATTGATTGTATATTAGCCCTTTGCTCAGTATCACTAACATTATTTTCGTTTACTGCAGTTTCCTGTGCATCAGCGTATAGGTTTTCTAAATCCGGGTGGTCTTTATGAATAAACAAACCGTTGTTGTAATTTGCAGAACCTATTAATGCAGACGATGAAATACTACACACATCAACTTTTGCTGCTGAAAATTCTCCGCTTAAGTTAGTTACTCCGCCATTATTGTATCTGCCAAAAGTTCCTGTCCATATAAAATCAACAGATGTACCATTACCAGTTGGAGTAATTAAATCTACATTTGACGTCAATGGTTGGAATTCCGCGTAATTTAGTGAGTATTCATAATTATTTAATGAAGATCCCGTAGTAGATAATAGAGACTCTGTTATGTATAGTGGGTTTTGATTAGAAACATCCATAAATCTAGAGTATACAAATTGTCCACGTCTTTGTGCCGATTGGTATGGTGCTTCAGCCAACAAATCATAAGATTGAATCGACTTAGAATCTATATTTTGATATTGAATAGGAACCAAATCATATTTACCTTCTGATGTATAATAGTTGTCTGAGCTTATTTTATTATCTGTGTCATTTGCTCCATTATCATTTAAGGTAACACCAAACCCGTTATCTGCAATAGCAGAACCTGCTGCAGAAGATCTGTATGCCGGTAGATTTCTATCACCAACCAATCTAGAAACTAATTCTAATTTAGTGGCCTTGGTGTTTTCTAATAAAAGTTTAAATGTTTTAGTAACAATATGTCCTTTCTTAACTGTTAAACTTGCAACCTCATCTGCGTAATATCCAGCGAAGATTTGATTTTTAGTACCGTTATTAATAACAGTAACCGTACCATCCTCGTCCATGATTTTAACAACCAATTCACCGATTTCAACTTCAACAGTACCTTTAAGTGCTGCTATTTGTGCTTCTAATTCGGCAATCTTATCATATACTGAAATTGGTTTTTGTTCAGCTGAAAGAAAACCAGACGCAATACTTGTAGCGTTGTGCGCATAATATTTTTCATTAGCACTAAAACTATCATCGATATGTGTAAATACGCCTTTAGATGTTAATTCTTCTGAAATTTTAACAGCCGCGGTTTCAGCAGCATTTGATAATAATAAAGATTCAACATTAGTTGTATCGATTTCTGTAATAGGGAAATCAATAGTGATTGCTTCTGACCAATCAGAATAAATCGGGTTAGCAGGATAACCAGCTTCAGAAACGGATTTAACTCTAATCTCTACTAATTCACCTTCGTTAATTGCAATATCTAATTGGTTAAAGTTAACCTCTTGCGCATCTTCAACCAAACTATTTTGCCACTCAAATTTATTTGTAAATGAGTTTCTATATCTGTCCCTAGCTTTAGTTTTAATTTCATTCCAATTTGAGAATACAGCTGTTTTCTCTCTAGTACCTTCGGTAAATGGAAGTTGAGTAACTTCACCTGCTTTTCCACTAGTAGACAAGTATCTATATTGTATAACAAATTGGACAATATTTTGATCTACTGTATCTGCAACTTTTTTTGCACTTGGTACAGACCAGAAACCTCTAACTCTATATTTAGGCGTAACATTAGTTGCATTAGTACCTGATGCTAAAGATTGAATTTGATTAACAATACTGTTATAAAGATTAGTTTCACTAGTCCTCTCAGTAATAAGAGAGCTTAATTCATTTTTGTCTTTATCTTTTTGAATATTAGATTCATATTTCTTAGTAGAAATCTCAGATCTCTTTTTAACAATAGTTTCATCTAACTTCTTAATCTTTTCTTCAACGTTAACCTTATCAGCTGAAAGTTTCTTAATCTTGTCAGCCGCATCATTCGCTGTTAGGTGCGAGTTAATTTGTACTACCTTAAAGTTGTTAAGATTTAAGGTTGGAGAGTCTGGGGTAATACCCTGTGCTGCCGGTGGGATAGCATCCTCTTTAAGAGCGCTGATGTATCTACCAAAGTCAGCAACTTCAGTTTTGTAATAGTCATCAAGTCTAATTTCTGAGCCATCAGCCTGAATCAGCGTTAATTCATTTGTATATAAGCCAATACCAGGTGACCAGTTTTCAGCTAATATTTTTGAATCCGGATCTATTGCCTTAACAAAAACTATCATCCTCTCGTTAAATCCTACATTAAGGTCGATGTTTAAATTAGCAACATCGTTTTTATAGATACCTAATTGATTCGCTCCGATTTTAATAGACTCATAACCCTCAACCGTTAATAACTCAACTTGATTAGTTGAACCATCAACTCTTGTAATTTTATATCTAGTGTTCTTAGTGCCGCTCTGAACCATAAGTTCATCACCTGCTTTTAATACCTCAGTATCTTTAAGATCCTTAGTGGCATCAGTATATGTTATTTTATCTAGTGTGTATAACTTTATAGCTTTTTTGGTAGTAACACCATCAACTACAATTTCCCTTTTAGAGTTGTTAATTTTTAAAACATCAAACTTACCGGTAAATTGCGCATTTCTATATGGCATATCACGAGTGTCCTCATCTAGTGTGTATGAAATATTGTTATTACTAATTTCTTTAATTATATTTGAGTAATTTAAACCCTCTTTGTTTTTATAATTAGCATTGAAAAATTCAACCGATACGGCACTGGCAGAATCAATTAAGATTCTTTTAACCAAGACTCTTTCTGTATTATTAGGAATTTGACCACTAACATTAATACTAGTAGTTAACAACGGATTTAAGAAATCCTCAAAGAAATAGTTTGCTTTAGTTGCAAAGTTTACAGGTCTAGTGAAACTAGTAATATCATTAGCTGGTGTTTTAAGTGTAGAAGTAATAATATTTTGATAAGTACCGTCTGGTAACTTAATCCTAGTATTACCTTTACCTAATCCAGATAATGATTTTAAATTCGTGTCCAATCTCTCCAATTCTCTCTTCATGTAACCGAACGATGGCACATAAACAGTTTTAGTCCCATCAGTAGTTAGTATCTCAAGGGGTACATCTTTCTGATCAGTTGTAATCGCCTCATTAATTCTCTCAAATGTTTTTAAGGAATTTGTATTGATTTCAAGTAGTTTCTTGAGCGAATTAGAAATAGAGTTGTTAGTATTCATATTATCTTAAAATATCGGCTTCAAATTGATAGTTTGCAGGATCAATGCATACTAGTTCAATATATGGTTTATTTGTTATTAATTGTGTTGCATCTATATCAGCTATCAATTGATCATATCCAGTAGTTCCACCAGTCCAGATTTTAATATTATTGCCTGACATGTTTATTGCATCAAATGTAATTTTAAAAGTTTGTCCACCTTTCCAAGCGACTAAACTATCATCAATGTATATATTAAGATTACTTTCAGGATCAGAAATTGTTCCATCTGGTTTTCTAATTAAACCCTTAAGACTTAATCTATTTGTAAACAGATCCAGTCTAGTCCAAATAGCAAATTTAACTGAACCGTTACCAGCATCACCTGCGTCAAACCACACGTTATCTGATAATTGAGTTGCTACCGCTTTACCTGCTATATTCCATAAGTAAACATTATTTAACGTATAGCCATCTACAGTGCTATTAATTTTAATTTTATTAGGAATAGTCTTATCAACTTCTGTACCCTTGCCGGCAAACAAAACATCAGTGTTATATTGTAATTCTACTGGAATAGTTCCGTCAATTAAAGAGTTAATTTTATTATGCGCTTTAGTAATTAGATCTAAAAGCGAATTTGAGTCCGCTAGTTGAATTGAACTATCTTGAAATTCCTGTTCCAATGACGCAACCCTATTTAATAAAGATGCACTTTGCTCGGATGCCGTAACCAGATTTTCAATACTGTCAAGCCTCTCGCCTATTTTAGCATATCTATTGTTTGCTTGTAATAAAAGTTCTGTTGCATTTTCTAATGCAGTTGTAGTATCCATGAATAAATCCATAGAAAACGTCGTAAAGTCATTTACGCTAGTTTCTACACCAACATTATCAAGTGATGAATTAAATTTTAGATTTAACTTTAACGAGAATGCGTTACCATTAAGACCAGTAACTTCATTTGGTTTATATTTAATCTGTTCGTTAATTTTAGAACCGGGTCCATAAGAATCTTGAATATCATCAAGAATTAAGATACCGTATAAGTTTGTAGCTCTATTGGCTGGCACTGACTGGCTATAGATGTCATAGTATACAAGAATGGCATTAAAAGTAAACTGTTGACCCTTTTTAGCAAAGTCAAGTAATGATTTAATTTCAGGATTTGTATTAATCTCCTCATATGCATTAGCATCAAACTGAATACCTACACTATTAGTAGCATTAGTTTGGATGTCATAATAAGCCCCGCTACTTAACGTATAGCTATCAACAATTGCATTAATATTAATATTAGGATCAGGGTGTGTTTGACCCTCTCTGCCCTCGATATAATCAGATGTATATAATTTAGTAGCTGTAGTATTGTAGTTTGTTGGTTTAAATAAAACAGTAGGTGTATAACCAACTGAAGTAGGAACATTAATATAAACCTCGTGATATGTATTGCCTTGATATGCAACATCATTCTCAACATCAATAGTTCCTAAATATTTAACAACTTTATCATAGTTCTCACTAGCAAGTACACCATTAACCTTTTCGGTATAATTACCTAATAGAGTTTGATTAGAATCTGCCGTAATAAAATCAATAGCGCCTAACGAAGATAGCCATTTAAAGAAAATCTTTTCAGAATCAGATTGTAAAAGAATTGGATCATAATCGTCATCTTTTAACAAAAGTTCTTCCATGTTTAACGCATAGTTCTGGAATGTTTGTGCGAAATCAACGTTAGGCATGCCAGCAACATAAGCTTGACCAGAGGGTTGCTTAAGATTTAATTCAAAGTCTATTGTGTTAGAACCATTAACCGAATCAGTAAAATCTGGAAGATCTAACAAAGCATATTTGCTAAACTCAAAATTTAAGTCTGAACTATTAAAGGCCCTAGTCATATCCCTCGCAGAAGACGCAAAAGCATACATTGTGCCACCCATGGGCTGTGGTATTCTAACTAGTGGAGTTGCCATTTATTAATTAAATTTTGTTTTATACTATGTCAGTATTGTATGCTGAAATAACATACCATACATTATTAAAGCATCTTAGTGTTACTGTTGAGTTTTTACCTACAAGCGAGATAGTAGTTGCTCCAAGTGATTCTTGACTTAGGCCTGAAACAGATTTAGAAGTATCCGATGTATTGATAATCGTAACCTCTTGGCCATCTACAGCTTCAGGTAATGTAAAGTTAGCTTCAACAAAATATGTAATCGCAGTGATTGCAGTTGGTGTAACTTGTGTAGTCGGTACAGCTGCTGTACCCAATACCCCACTTTTAACTAATGTTCCGTTAAGTTTAGCAACATTGCTAATAGTAACTGGTGTATTAAACGCAGCTCCTAAACTATTAACGGACAATAGACTTGTGCCGTTTAATAAAACTAACAACTCAGCGGTCGTTACTTTAGATACTCCGCTCAAAGCCGAAGTCGTTGGGTTTAATAGAGCCGTAACAGAAGCTAACTCATCATTTAGCAACTCAAAATTGCTATTGATGATCGGTCTCGATGAAGATACTGAATCAGTACCTAAAATTTCAGTGATGTTTGCCATTTTATTGTTTTTATTATTTTACTTTTAACATGTTTCGTTTTACAACATTTTTATTGCCGTGAGTGTCTTCCGCCTCTAATTGAATTGAATAGTATCCAGGTTCTTTAAAGATGTAAGTCAGCCACATATTATTATAGTATATATCAGTGATTTCTGGGTTAGTTATATTTGTGATAGTCCATTTGGCATTTTTTCTACCAGGGAACTTTGAAATATCAGTTGAAATCGTAATATGTGTTGATCTTTCAACTTCAGCATAGTCTGTAAACACTCGAGTATCATCCCATGTTGGGTTAAAATGTTCAACATGAGTCTCACCGGATACATTTGAATCAGAATTATCTCTAAAAAAAACAGTTTCAAAATCATATGTTTTTGAATATTCACGACCTACTGCTAAAATAAATCTAAATACGTCGCTAATATCATTGTCATCTAAATCCTCAAAGACCGCATTGTAGTTAAACTTACTAATAACGGGATCAATACTAGCATTTAATTCATCCATTATTTGTTTCCATCCATTTACGTCATTAACAGTAGTAGGTGTTGCATTTGTTATAGTATGCTGTCCAGTAGAAATTACGCCTGTTTTAGGATTTTTGTGTGTTATCACTAATGTATCGTATTGCTGGACATCATTAATTTTAAAACTAGAAGTTAAATCCGGGCCAACTCTCATAAAATTCCAAGCTAGATGTTTACTATCGCTATATGTAAATGTAGATTCGTCCCATGTGTAAGGTCCCGTAGTTTCACTAAAACCTGAATTAGAATAAATATCCATATATCTTCTAACAGTAGAGAATCTTATACCTTGATCTTCTTCAAAATGAATATAGTTTGCCCTGTCTAGCGTTAGATATAACGTAGCGATGTCTTCGTCAATCGTAGTAAGATTGTCCTGTGGTGAATTCCAATAACCACCTGATTTTGACCATGGCAGTTTTTTAGCATCCCATGATTGATCTTCTAACCACTTATAGATTCCGTAAAGTTCTAAATTCTTTAATTTAATATCGATAACATCATTCATCCTATAGTGAGATCTATGTCCAAATAGGTCATACGTCCTCATTTCCACGCTATAGGTGTCAGCATATGGTAATATCAATGGAAGTATTAAGTAGTCATCAATGGCTCCCCTGTATGTCTGGTTATAGCCCCTGTCTTTACTTGTAATAACCCATTCAATTTCATAAACCCATGCCTTCCACCAGTTATCCCAAGTTACCTTAAGATTTGAATTGGCATCCACTGCATCTTCCCATGTAAAAAGAGCTTCGTCCCAAATATCATCAAAAGACTCTGTCCCATCTAAAAGAACTGGACATCCAATTGGAATATTAGGGTTATAGGAATAAAGTTCTCTATCGTGATATGTTTCATAAAAAGTACTAATTATACTTTTTAATTCAGTTCTATTTGCAGTAGTTAAATCATCTTCATTACCAATCCCTAAATTTAAGAATAAGTTATAATTATTAGTATCATTATTTTGGTCCAAACTAGGTTTAAGGACCATTGACATATCTTCAATAAATAATTGTCTATCGTTGGGAAAAACATTAAATTTAATATCGTGACCTTCACTAAAGAAACTAATTGGGTTTTGATTGTTCCAAACGTTTAAATTTCTTTGATCAAAATAATCACCTTCAGCGGTAATATCTATAATCCTAGCCTGTAATGGTAAATACTCTTTTTGTAATTTGTTCTTTAAACCATATAGTTTAATTAGGATTTCTTCTGGCGTGTAATCAAACGTTTCAGTTACATTAGGAATATCCCATTGATCAAAAGTACCATTAGGTTCATTTAATCTATAGACAAGACTAAACTTGCTAGTCTTCTTCATTGTATTAGATGGTAACTTAAATGCTAATCTTTTTCTAGTAGCTTCACCTCTAACTGAAGAATGTGGAACTGGCACCGCAAATAATTTACCAAAATTCTTAACAGAATTATCTATATTTAACCAGTATTCTTTTAACGTGATTTTATCATAACCGAAAAAGTCGATTGCATTTAAAACAGCTTTATATGTACCAACAAATGGCTTAATGTTATGTAACTCTAAAAGTAACTCTTTTCTTTTTCTGTTTAAAAGAATATAATCAGGCGACATTTCGCTAATGTCATGATCTTTAAATAACATAAAATCAGCTTCGCCTAATGTTGCACCGAAATTAGAAAGTAAAACTTTAAGCCTCTCATCTTCAGCAACCACTTCACCATAAAATTCAATTACGGCAATAAGAGTTTTAACACCGCCAGATAATTCATATAAGTTTAAGTTTCTAAGATGAGGTCCCTCTTTAGTGGAATTTAGCGCTATATTAAGTTGAATAGCTACATTGCTCTGTGTGTTTAAATGTTTAACACCATCTGTAATTTGATCAACGTTTGAGTTATCAATTAAATCAGTAACATATGTTTTTAATTCTTTAACAACAGGAATATTACCAGTGTGATCTATATCATATAGGGTAATATCTTTGCTATCTCTGCTATTAAATTCTTCCCACTCAAACACAAACTTAGTTGCATTAGCAGTCTCCGCGACTGGGAAATTTATGTTTGGATCACCATTAAAGATACACTCTTCTAGAATAAACAGATTGACTGTCTCGTATAAACCAGCGGAAACTTCTGCTAAGTGGATCGTGCCCTGATATACCCCGAGGTTATCTTTCTCGAAGTTTAAATCATATTCTAATCCCTTAAAAAATCTTAAATTATTATACATTATCTAGTTTGATTGTCGTCTTTTTTAACGGTATAATTTTTGTAATTCTTTAAATACCTAGTTCCCTTTAAAAGGTTCTTGATCGCATCTTCTAAAAAGATTAGAAAATGTTGCATTGTTTGATTTCTTTGAATGTGACCAGAAAGTGATCTACCTATAAATTCACTAGGTGGCAAAGCATCATAGTTGTAACCAACATGAAGTCTTTCGTCCTTTCTAGCCTTAGTAGTGTCATATCTTTTAACACGTTTATATCCAAGTAAATTATCAAATAAACCCATTATTTAAGTGCTTTTCTATTTCCAGCCTGCATTCTAGTGTATATCGTTCTAGGAACTGGTTCTGCTTCGAAGTTTATACTAACAGCAGCCTCGGAATTAATCAAAACATCATCAACGATTTCATCACCGTCTCTGTCTTGCCAGCCACCTCTAAATACTGCAACTTCTTCTTTTTCCATTATAATGTCACCCCATTGATCAAGGCCTTTAACAGTATAAGGTATTTCAGTGGTGTCCGTAACAGGTACTACTTTAACATCTTCAATTCTTTTAAAGTAAACATATTTTTGTTTACCATTACCAACAGTTTCTAACGTCACGGGCTCTTGTGGAGCAATTGTAACATTAACTGATTCATAATAACCTAATCTTCTAGCAGTCTCTTCAGTTTCTGAAATAAATCTAACGTTAACTGCATCAATACCTTCAATCTCTTCTAAGATATAGATGATATCAGATTTTGGTAGTTTATCTCTTCTTGTAATATTCAGTAAATATTCAGACACTTTAGCTCTAACTGCATTATAGATTTCATCTTTAGTGTAACCTTCGAAATATCTAATATTAATATCAATACTATAATATCTTACTTGTGGCTTAACAAAAACAACTTCAGTAGTTACCATTTGTTGGCCACTATCTTCAAGAACTTTATGCATTGCATCATACTCGCCCTGATCTAAAAACATCTCTTCTTGTGGTATTGTAAAATAGTCTTGATTTTTAGCCAATTTCTTTTTAATATCTGGTACTGCAAAAATATAGATAACATTATCGTCATCTAAATATTGATCATCGGTTGTGTTATATGCATCTATATAAGAGAACATGTTATACCTTGATAAGAAATATTCATAATTGTCTGGCGTTGCCAGTACAAAAGACTTACTTGCCATCGGAGTCATAATCTTAGTGAATTGTGTATTCTCTCTATCACTGCCCATTTTTGGTGATGAAGTAATAGTTACGTCTAAGAATTCATTTAAGTCATGTTCAGTTCCATTTGAATCAGTACCCGTTGCATCCCATTTAATAGTTAAATCCGGCGAATCATCAAGATTACCAGCTAAACCTCCGTGTTTTACATATTCTACTTCAATAATTGCACCAACCGGTGGCACCATACCAAAACTACCATTACCAAAATAAAGGTCTAGACCTCCACTAATTCCTGTTTTAATTAAGTATGCCTTTTCATTTGAACCTAAGTCATATAATGAATTGTGTTTGGTCCAAAGTTCACCATTAACACTAACCGCAACTTTGCTGTGATCAGTAATACCACCAGTATTAATACTAAATGACTGCAATTTATTACCATCACTGGTTACTGTTTGTTTTTCAAATTTACCTTGAATAATAGCAGTCTTAAATGAATTGTAATTTGTTTTCTCTAATTTAAACTTATCTTTAGAATTTAAAAGCGTGTATGTTAGGCCATTAATATCAAATTTAAGTTGAGCTCTTGCATCTATGTTTAACGAATTCCCGGCTACTTTACTTAAATCAGCTCCCGGTTTCCATCTAAATTCAATTTCACCAGTTGCTGCAAAACCCCTGGTTGCATCATGACCAGTTAATCTAGACATTCCATAAATAGACTCCGGCTGTTGTGCAGTGTATATGTTCTGCTCTACTACAGAATCTTCAATATAGAACATGATTAATTCTACCATTTCTGATAGAACACTGATTATTTGTGCGAATGGAGATGCCACGGTAAATAGAGTATTAGCTCTATTGTACACTCTAGAAATATAGGTTCTCGCATCGCTAGTAATATTATCAGCGCTGGTTCTAATTGTACTTAAAAATTTTAATTCGGCCATTATTTGTCTTTACTTTTTTATAGCATACTTACTTTAATAGCATATCTACTATCTATCGTAATATCTATATATGCAATATCTCTAACTTCACCTTTCATAAAATTCACCTCAGTTTTAATGTTATATTTTGTCGCAAGCGGACAATAGTGATTTATTTGATCAGTTATTCTAGATCTTATGTTGTGTTCATTTGATCCAAAGTCATATATAAGTTCCTCTAAACCGCAACCAAAATTAGGAGTACCCATTACCTCTCGCTTATTAGTGAATAGCAACGTTTGTATCTGCGTGATCAACATTTCTATCTCACTATTAGTCTGAACCTGTGTTTCATCGTAATTCGGGTCGCTCGGATATTTTATATATAGTTCCATTTATCTATGTATCTTATTTATTTAAGAGTGCATCATCCAATCAACACCCTCATCTCCTTTGATCTCTTCGTCAATGGCTGCTAACTCATCATCTCCCATGGATTTAATAGCATCGTAATCAAAATCAACATTTCCGGGTAAAGCAAATTTAAAAATACCTAATTTAGTACCGATTGATTGTTTAATTTTAGCACTAACATATCTAAAGAAAATTTCATCGCTATATAGCGCACAATCTGGTATCGTCTCATACACCTCAAGAATAACATCTCCTTTAGGTGTATCACCTAAGAATTTTAATTCACCGGTTAAACTTGAATAATTATATGATATGGGATTCTCTAGAATCTGTCTAGATAAGTCTGCCATCGAAGCATTCAATACATAATATTGTAATTCTTCTGCAGCCTCAGCCATTCCAGAACCTTCATACATACCTCTAAATAGCATTCTTTCCATAGAAAAGTCAGAACCAGATTGGAATCTTAAATCCATTCCACCACCGCCGCCATTCCATCCAGAAGCTAAGTCATATAAACCATAAACCGAGTATACTCCACCGCCACCATCTAAACCAGGGCCTGGTAAATTAAGTGCTCGGTGTGATTTAAAGTAATCAGTACTAAATACATTACTTGGTATATGATAGAAATTCTCTTTTACAGAGTACTCATATTTTTTATAGAACCATTTTTTAGCTCTCTTAATAATATTAATGATTTCTTTTTGTGGTAGATTGATAGGAACCATACAGGCTCCAGTAATATCATCTGCTACTTCGTCTAAGAATAGATTTAAACAGTTAGGATCAAAATACCTTCCGGTAGTTAAATCATTATTTGAGCCGCTTATAATTTCACCCATTTTTTATTTATTTTATTTTTTTACTTACAACAATTTCTGTTTCTTCAAACCTAGCATCTTTGCTAGTGAAGCCCTCTCTAAATATACCACCTATCATTTTACCCCTAAACATAGTGTCTCTGCCGGCAACATAACAGTTGGTTAATTCACAACTACCATGTGTATAACTAGATTCAACTTTAGAGTCTTTCACTTTAGTAGCTCTATATAAACTACCCCACATAACAGCAGAACTCGTGATATTGCAGTTATAAAAACTACAATTAGTTAAATTACCTGCAAGTTCACAATCAATAAATTCAAAATTTTCTAAAAGATAAACAGTTGGAAATTTACCATCTTTAACCTGTACCGCGCCATAATCTGAATCGTAGTTTATAACACCAGCGGTCATTGATCCATTTACAATAAGATCCATAACTCTATTTTTAAACCTTTCCCATTGTACTCGTATAATAGTTGGATTATCTTGTAGATCGACTAATATTTGTATATCTGGCCAGTGCTCAGATACTTTAGAGTAATCTTTGAGCATATCCATTATGGGTTTATTCTTATTTATAATTCTCTGTAATTCAATTTTATTTTCAGCAGTAAAACGAGGATCGTTACAAGAGTTCCACATTTGCATTAGGAACCTTTCAATTAGGTATAAAATATTATCCGTTTTTTTCTCATAATCTGCACCACCCAAATATCTAAACTCAAGATAGTTCTTTTCTTTTTTAGAAAAGTTTATACCATAATATTTCGTATCGGCAAATTTAAAATTATTTGATGCTACTTGATTTGCATCAAAGTGAAATGCTTCCCATTTTGGCATTACCCATTTAATACTTTTAGCGTATGCTGATTTTTCTCTGTTTGGAAAAAACTTATAGATTTGTTGCTCATCAAAGTCTAAGATAAATTTAAGAACATTCATCTTAGAAATAAGTGCAGGATCCTCTAAATATTTTTTATCGAAAGATAAATTAATGTGGATTGACGCCCTATCATTGGTATATCCATTTTCAGATATCCAATTAAGCATTTTAATTACCATAATCCTAGCGTTTCTATACGGAATAGGACCAGTAACTAACTCGATTAGGCCTTTACCACCAGACATGTCTGGTTCCATTTTAAACTCTTCAGCTGAAGGTTGAAAATCAGAATGTGCCTTATCTTCTAACCTAATTTTTCGATCTAGAAGCTTTGCCAATGATTTTTGGGTAGCTTCTAGATCGAAATTAGAATAGAATTCAAACTCAACACCCATAAGTGCCGCGTTCAAAATTGATTCTCTTGAGGAATCTATAGTTAATTTTTGCATATTAAGATTATGATATTATCGTTTGAATATATATCACGCTCTCGATGCGATAGTTATTAAGGCATTTTCAAAAATACTTTCATTGACTCAACGTCAATTCTGGTAATTTGTACCGTGATTGGATCTCCGTTCTTAAATACGCTCATAACTTCTTCACCAACTTCGCTTACATGTAGTAGTCCAGTCACTCCTTCTTCAATACTAATAAATAAACCGTAGTCTTTTTTAGTTTTGACAGTAGCTTCAACTACTGAAGGAATTTGATATCTAGATTGAATATCACTCCATGGATTAACAGTAGCATTAGCCTTTTGAGTAAGTGTGATCTTAGTATCACTGATAATATCCTTAACGATAAATGTGATTTCATCACCAGGCTGAATCTGTCTAGCTTTGAATTTAATAAGAGTTTCCTCATCTAAGTCGTTATTATGGATCATACCAGTCAAACAACCATTAAATTCAACAAATATACCATATTTAGCAGTACCTGTTACATTACCTGTAATTTCAGCACCTTGATTTGCTTTTATGTTTTCAATCTCGTTTGGAATTAAAGCCTGTAGATATTTTCTGTGAGAAACTACCAATGTACCTCTATCTGGTGAGAAACTTACAGGAACAACATAGATTTCAGTACCAATAATAGAACTAAAGTCATGTAGTTTATTAATACCTGCTAATGAACCTGGCATAAAACAATCAATTCCCTGAATATTTACCATATAACCACCATTCTCAATCATATGTGTAACTTTACCAACCCATGCGGTTCCACCAACTTCAACGGCTTCTCTAAGATCCATAAAGACTCTGTGTTTTATACCACCGTTAATTGATCCGACTACATGTGAGTTGTTATCAGTTGAGGTAATTAAAACTGATGTTTCTTCACCCGGTTTTAAGGCTTGAATCGCAGCAGGTTCCTTATCATATTTAACATATATTAGTTCTCTGTAACCAATATCGACACTAATAAACTCTGAGCTAATACCATAAACCGTTCCAGTATGAATTTCTCCAACACCTACAATAGTTACCATATTACCCAAAGCAGCATCATGTGCGGTAAGCATGTCGTACATTTCTTGAGCATATGATTCTCTAGAAAAGACCTTATCGCCATTCATGGTTTTAATATGTGGATTTGGTTTTTTGGTTTTTGATGGGCAACTAGCTTCATAAGCATCCCACATGAAGTTTCCCTCTTCATCGTAATAATCATCCGATATATCACCACCATCTGATTTAAGATCTTTTAAGTTTTCGACCGTGATGTCTAGTTCTTCAACTTCTACAGTATTGACTTTAGTTTCGCCAATTCTGATCCTTTTGTTTTTTTCGTTGTTCATTTATTTTTATATTAAAGGTGTAACATATTATATATCTATTTATTTTTAGAAGACTACCGGTACAAAACCTACCATCGGCACGGGACCTACTGGTGTTGGTATACCTCCTAAATAGAGTAATTTAAATTCTAACAAGTGTAGAGCATATGCCGCGGCAACTGCTGTAGAAACCGCAAGTGCTGGTGGTTGAGGTGCTGGCAATACACTAAATGTTTTACCAGTATTCCAAGCTCTTCTAAGATTTTTAGCTAGTCTCTTTTTACCACCATAATAAATCGGTATATAAATACCAGTTAATGGTGGGGGAATTAAAGCTGGCAAAGCAGATGGTGATGGAGCAAATGGTTTAACTAAACATGCATACCAATACGCAATAGTTATTTCAGCCATTTCTTCATATGGATCTCCACCTGGCCAACTAAAATTTATATCAACATCCTCCTCTGCCGTGTCACATTCGTCAGCTGCTTTTTTAGCATCAATAACCTGTTGTCTTTGAAACTTAAAAATAGTACCGCCGGCGTTTGGGCTTATATTAATAATATCATCAGCTGACTTAACATTTTTAATGGCTCCGGGAATTTTTGCCCAATGTATATCGTACTCTAATTTTTCATATTGTGCCGTTACATATGTGTTGTCTTTTTTCCACCAAATCACTTTAGTATCGTCGGATACACCGTATTTAAAACTCATTTCAGATCCGTTGTCATATGAAAAAAGAGCAACTACATGGTCCGTTAAAATTTTAGGTCTTTTGCTTGGATAATCTGGCAAATTATGTTCCCTGTCAAAAGAAACCTGTATTTTGTATTCAGAGAGTGGACAGTCTGACATTTTAAAATTGTCTAAACCGGCTTCAAACGCCGAACTTACACCATCAACCAGGGCTTGCCAATCATATCCTGCGCCCTCTATATCTGTTCTAGCTTTTTCACTCACATTAACGTATGGAAATCTACCGACAAAATAAGTACCTCCAACCGCTCGCTGTATTTCAGTAAGATTATTGTACTTTGATTTACCTAAACTGGTGGCCCATAATTTATATTTGTCTTTTTCTTCTTGACTGGACAAATTGTGATATTGCTGTAATAATCTATTTGCAAATGACTTGGCCAAATCTGATACAGTTTCTGAACCGTCTAAACATTCAAACTCAAAAAATCTAAACTTATATAAGTTTAAACTCTGTTTGTAATCTTCAACAAATTTATTAAATTTCTTTTGTTGTTTCTTTTCTTCTTCGATTGGATCTGGCTCTTCAATGGGTTCTGGACAAAAATCGGTATATGCTGGATGAGACTCTTTGCCCATTTCAATTATATTACCGTCTTTATCTTTCTGGTCTAATAAAGGAATATCGCCCTCTCTTAATATTCTTTCAAACACCAAGCCATAACCCTGTTTTAAAAGAAACTCTGCCGCTGGATTATTAGTATGTGTTGCACCAAATGGTGTCATTGCTAATCCCTTTATTGCCTCTAGATATCTTTCTGCTACTCTTACACCAAAATCATATCGACCACTTAATGGGTTTAAATTAATAGCATTAATCATCGATGTCGGATCAGTCGTCAAGTTAGCATTAACTGGATTTCCGGGTTTAATAGATTCTATTAATTCTGAAGATGGGGGGAAAATAGGCACTTGATCCTTGCCAACTTTTGGCAGATCATAAGATACCATACCGCCACCCGGTTTAGTAAACGACTGCCCCGATATATCGGACGCTAATGCTGGTATAAATGATGGCCAAAGTGCGGGCATAATTATTTACCTTTTTGTTGATAGTTAATATGAGTGCTCGATAATTTTCCTACTGTTATTGGAGTTGGTGGCATTGGGGGTCCAGAAGGACCCACGCCAGTTGGATGTATATGTGCATTATAATCGTCTAACCACATTTGTAACCAATCCTGTAGAGATTGACCCCTCACTGCTGGTTCTGTTTCATCTGCTCCCGGCTCGCCCGTATTTGAAACGAATATATCACCACAGTCTAAGAACATTTTAGCATCTGTACTGATTTTTATAAATCCCTCTTCGTCCATTTGAATGATTGGGCGCTCTTTGGCACCGCTACCTCTTGTGATAACTAAACCATCTTCAGGAGAATGATAGATCCTTACGTTGCGCACAGCATCATATACTAGCGATATAACATCATGTGGTGCATCAGAAGTTTCTAAAATATCTGACTTAAGATCTGTATTTTGATCTATTTGAAACCAGTATTCAGGGTGGTAGATGTTACCGTTGTCAAAACGAACTGCAACAATATCACCAACTCTAGGTACTGCATGTGCACCAACTTGATCCCTATTCATAGGGGTTGCCCACGGAATTGCATCATCAGTTAGTTTATCAAATTTACCATAAACTTTAACCCTACATCTTCCGTTTAAAAGAGGATCTTCGTTAACTACAACTTCCCCAAGCCAGTGTTGATCCCTTAAATTATCTTTAAAAAGTTCATCAGCCATTATTCGTATACATTTTCGTTAAGTGAATTATCTGCACTACTGTCAACACCTGGTGTATAAACTCTTTCGCCTAAGTTTCCGTCTGGGCTACTATCAACAGCAGGACTGTCGTACATGTTATTAGGAGTAATATTACCCTTTTTAGGTTTATTAGATTTACTTTGTGTAAACTGTCTAGCTAAATTTATAACACCATTAATACTACCAGCTTCAAGTGCGGTATTAATATCACTGAGTGTTCCTAATGCACCACTAGCGCCATGTACATTATCTAAAATTAGCGCCTTTACTTTATCCATACCAGCATTCGCCAAACTAGCTGCCGCCCCCGTTAATCTTTCAGGATAAACAGCACCCATTGGATTTTTACCAAAACCAGGCAAACTATTTTTTAAATTATTAAATCTATTTACCAGCGAACCGGCGATACCATTTACCTTATCACTAATTGCATTCTGTGCATTTGCCAGTGGATTAAATGGAGACTCTGGATATAAACCATCTCCGGGTTTTGCCCCGGGTATAAGATCTTTATCATCAACTAACGATATATTTTCTCCGAATTTTTGATTAGTTAATAATGCAGTTTCCCATGTAAAACTTAATTTAGGTCTCTTTAATTCAGGCATCTTAGATGCATCTGCAAACATGTCTGCAATTGAATCTTGTTGCCATTCACAATGACCTAATTCAAACATTAAATAAGGTCTGGCATCTGCAGTAAATTGACTAACTAATCCAACATCAAATTTTCTACCATTTTTATCAATATTAGTTTCAGAACCTTTAGCTCTAGGAATTATATTTACAGATTTACCTTCGTTGTTTTTTGCCATTGGGGATCCATATAAATCTAAGTCCCTGGCACCAGTATCTTGTTGAAATGTTCTAACTTCTGACATTACTATCCAAACCCTAAAACGTCTTAGGTTTTTAGGTAGTACTTCAATATATCTTTCATAATCATAACACGCCTTTTTATACAAAGACATTAGGCCAATTGCAGTTAATTCAATATTCTCTTCTAAACACTCAATATCGATTTTAGGTTTTTCAGAACCTCTCCAAGGCTCATCCATTTTACCGTATGTTTGTGTTAATTCTAGACCACTAACCTTTTGCCAAAACCAGGGCATTTCAGTATTAATCTTCATCAAAACCTTTTTAAAGTTTTCAAGATATGCAGCGTAGTTAGTTCCCATTGGACCATCGACAAACTTTTCTAAATACTCCTTTGCAGGACCTGACATCAAAGGAGAGTGCTCCTTATCTACAGTATCAAACATGAGAAAAAAACTAAGATAAGTCGGATCCTCATTGATCTTTCTTAAAATAGAACCTTTTCTAAATTCATTAATATGTTTAAAATCTGCCATATAGTATGTATCCTTATTTTATTATCCTTACTTATCAGTAATGGTAACCGATGCTGTATTTGTAAATGTTTTACCTTCTGCTCGTAGTGTAATAGCAAGATCGTATGTTTGGGGGTCAAATGATCCTGTTTGTGAGAGATCCAACACCCACGTTCCATTCTTTTTAACTCGCATTCCGTAAGACGGACCGATTAATGTATCATCTATCTCTGCTTCCCAAAAATCAAATGCTGCAACTTCTTTATTTGCAGTCCAAGTACCTTCAAATACACCATATGTGCTATTACCAAATGTAGCCTGAATATCTTGTTCAGATGTGGTTTTAGTAAATCCTATTTCTAACTCTAATTCAACACTAGGCGTTGGCTCTGGTGTCGGTTCAGGTGTTGTTGCTGGAGTCGGCTCTGGAGCAGGTTCTGCAGCTGGACTATTCTCTTTAATATTTTCAGCCTTTTCTTCATCAGTAGCATCTTCTAAACCAGGTGGATTAATTAGGTTTTCAGTTCTAGTTGGCCATTCTCTCCTTAATAAAGTTACAACTTGTCTAGTACCTTCATTATTATAAGTATAAACTATATCTTCTATTATGTAATATCCAGATAAAAAAGTATCTAATGCTTGTTTAGGTAATCTATCTGGATCCATATCCGGATCCGCTCCTAAATCAAATGGCTCATCTTTGTCCATGCCGAGTTCCTTTTTATCTCCTTTGATTCTCTCGTTTTGATAAATAGATTTCTCATCAACGTGATACATTAATACCGGTATTTTTTGATATTTATACAACGATGGATTAAATGAGTTCAATGTAACCTCTAGTTTCATTTTCTGAACCTCCATCTCATTTTGTTTATTATGCAATTGCGCAAACGCTGCATTAGGGTGAACATTACCTAAACCATCGTCACCAGCTTCTTGCCTACCAATGTATTTATATTTAACTTGATCAACATGTCTAGCATCATTTCTGTTACCTCTTAATGGCTCTTCTAACTCTTTTAAATCATTACCCCCGAGCGGCTCGATTCTAAATTCTTGTTTCTTATTATCACCATTATTATCATAAATAGTAACTTCTCTAGCATATCCCGCAATTGTGCTAATTGTACTTGCATTGTTTATAATCTTATTAGATTCGATAAACGCGTTATTACCCATAAATGCAATATGGTTTGTTAATAATAAAGGAACCTCTATGTCATTACCAGTACCACCTTCCTCGGCTTCTTTAGCTGACTTAGCATCAGGTGTCATAGACTCCGCTGCAGATGCCAATGATTCAGCAAACTCTGAAATCGGGGGATTTGGAGAATTAAATAAAGCATTAACATCGACATAATTAAGATAATAATATGAATCAATCCACCACTTTTGAAATGATTCCTCGCCAACGTAACTGTTTTTAATAATAGAGTGTATGAAATCTATATAAGGAGTATATGCCATTATTCTAGATTGAGAATCATCTGCGGCATCGATGTTTGTTGCCATTCCAAGTTCTAAATCCCTAGCAACCTGTTCTATATGGTCCAATGAAGTACCATTTTCGAAATTAACACAATCTTCAGCAAATAGCCTAGGAATTTTACAGTGGCCTTCTATTGTAAATGTAGCAGCCTGAACATTACCCTGTTTCGGTGCGCTGCATTCAGTTATGTCAAAATCCATATGAATAGATTTAAACGTCTCTTGATTTTTGGAATTAATTAATACAGTAAAAAAATCACCATCTCTAGGATAACTGGCAACACCAAATTTTCCAGCGCTGTCTTGTAATACTAATCTACAAGTAGGCACTACTTCAGTTAAGTTTAGCTCAAATAAAGTAACATCAGCCGGCTTAAACTGATATCCATTAATAAGAATCATTGGCTGAAGTGTCGCTATAACCGAAGTTTGCTTGTAATCGGCCTCATCTGGTTTCTCTTCAGCTAACGCATCAATTTTTATTTCTGTCGGTCTAATAGCCGGTTCGACTACTGCTAATATATTGTTTGCTAATTCCATATTTATTATTTAGCGCAAGGTGAATCCGGTGAATCTGCCGGGTTATTATTTGTAGAAGCAGGCCCTGTGCCATCTGGTTTAGTACCGCCCTTTGTATCGGCAACATCTGTTTTAGCACCACCTGTACCAGAACCTGTACCAGAACCTGTACCAGAACCTGATCTTAAACCACTTCCAGCTACTAACAATTCTTCATATAATTTATCTTCATTAACAATTACAGGCCCATTCTCAACCTGCGAGGTATCTAATGCATTGATAATAATGTCGTCTTCAGTGGTCTTAATCACTTTAACATCGTCCTTAGCCATGTCGCTTAAAATAGAATTTACAACGGGGTCGGTTTGTGTATGCATACCCAATCTAACATTAGTACCATCAAATTCATAATTCTTTTTACCAACAGGTATCACGTTAGGTGGCAATAAAGTTTCCTTATTGTATTTCTTTTTAAGTGCTTCTAATCTTCTTTGATCAGTTTTACTTAATCTTTTGGTCTGTATAAACTGGTTTTTAATTGGATTGTCCTCATACATCGCAGGAGTCTCTAACTTAAAATATGGAATTGTATCCATTGGAATATAAAGAGTCTCACCTGGCATAATAGAGAAGGGATCTGAGATACCATTAAACTTCATAATTATATCTAAACCAGAAGCAGAGTTATAGTATTCTACTGCAATTAAATCAGGTCTAACTATTTCATCTTCTTTAACAATATGTACTGCAGCTAACTGATACTCATTAGGATCTAAAGTTCTAAAGAGCATAGTAGGTTGTGCTAACAATAACTTAGTCTTGTCAGTATTTAACTTCTTATTTTTAAATATCTTAAAGTTCATGTTTAATTATTATTTTATCCAGCAGACATATCAGATAGTCTACTAACGTAAGGCGCATTTCCAATATTAGTGCCTGATTTTCCGCCATATGCATCTACATTAACCATTGCATCGATGTCTAGACCTTCGCCTTCTCCCCATTCAGGTTGTAAATACATTCTGCCTCGACCTGCATTAAACATTGATTCAATTTCAGTTTTATCTCTTGGTCTACCTGGCTTTAGTGTGATTTCAACTTTCATTTTAGTTGGAAATCCTTCAAAACCTAAAGGACCTTCAAAACTAATATCGGTGTCCTGTAACGCTAAGTTACCACAAACCATAATAGGATTCATTGGATTACCAATAGTTACATGCCATTGGCCAGTCGGATCACCAGTTAAGAATGCTTTAATAACATCACCACCAGAAGGTCCACCTAATAGTTTCATTAGACCGCCACCGACGATGTTTTCTAATATACTTGAATCACCTAAGATTTTGTTAAGCCCTGCACCACTTTTTAAATTACCGGCAGTTTTCTTAAGTTGATCCATAAAGTTTCCACCCATACCAGCCAAGGTATCTGCGATAGAACCTAGATAACCAGCATAGTCACCTGATGCTAATTTACTCATATCACCGAATGGTTTACCAGTTGAACCAGAACCACTAAATCTAGTAGCTCCACCCCAGAAAGGTGCGTTATTATATGTTAAAGCTAATATGTTGGCTAATGTATCCATAAATGCTACCTTTGGACTGGTACCTGGATAAGACTTAAGATCATAGTGAAAAGTTAACTTAAACTCTTGTTCAAATTTAAGCCCCTTTCCTCTAGCTAATACATTATCTATAATATTAAGAGGTCCAAATACTTTATTAGGATACGTGTCTTTAGCATGATCTACATTGCCCTGTGTTCTAAGATTTTTAGCCTGAACAGACGTGAATCCATTTAAACCCGACTCTATCGCAGATCCAACAGAGCTTCCGCCAATCGCTGCACCTGCTGCACCCCTATCAGTTTCTCTTGATGAAGCATCTTGTATTTCAGATTTAGCCTCTTCCCATTTAAAACCAGTTTTAAATTTAAGTATTTCTTTTAGGTCATTACCTAATGCAGGCGACAACCAAGTTACAGCTCTTGCCAAGTCTGGAGAACTTACATCAATAGGTTCTTTTCCGTCCGAACCCTGTTGTTTAGGACTTAATAAGTCATCACTAACTGGATAAGCAAACCTCCTAAGAGTAATTAAATAATCATTAGATATTTGACCATAGTGTTCCATTTGAATAAAATCACTATAACTGTATGAGAAAGATTCACCGCCGGTGTGTTTTGAATATTCAACTATGTTATTGGCTGTAGGTGCTTGGTATATACCACCTGCGCTGTATTTCACCACAGGCCTATTGTAATCAATACTATCGGTTGGGCTTTTATCAAAGTTTACCATTCCAGCGCGATTAGCATATCTATGCAAAGTCCAGTTATTAAATAAACTTCTAGGTGCTTTTCCAAGATTAACTGTGTCTCCTTGATCCTCTATTTTAGAACCACTTTCACCTGAAACAACTTTGTTTACGGCATATGATCTAGAATCCCTACCATTCTGATATAAAGATTTTTTATCTTGTGCTACGCCGAATACATTTTCAGAATTTAACGTGGTTTTACCCGTACCCTTTAAATCTTCCGGTGGAGGAGGAGTTTCGCCTAATGCACCTGCTTTAGGTGTTTTAGTTTTAACCTCTTTGCCAGCCTTGACATCGTCATAAACGTACTCAACAGTATCAAGACCAGTGGTCTTATCAATAACGTTTAGTACTTTTTTAAATATAAAATTAGCGTCGTCTCCTATTCCTGACATATCTGTGAATATTCTTTTTTATATATATCCACCTAATATGGTAGGATAATATATCTAGACCCACTCTGCACCGTCCATTTCGTCAGTTTCAGGTCTATATAGTAGATTATCAGACCATTTAGGATCTTTAGGGTATTTATCCCCTAAAAATTTTTGGAGGGATTTGACATATTCACCTTTAGTGTGCCAGTAGAATTCACCATCTCTATAGACAGATCTATTAACAAGTTCATATAGCTCTTTAAGTTTAAGCTCTACGTGGAATGTTTGTATTTTATTAAATAGTATTTCTTGCTCAGCCCTAGTTCTTGTACAGAAGACTGAATCAACTATTATAAGATATTGTTTCCACTTAGCACCATTAAAGATATTATTTTCAATATCATTAACTGTTGGATACAATGCTCTTTTGAGATTAATTTTAGTATCTCTACCATCAAAGTCTTTTATAAATCTACCGCCAAAAAGATTTTTCTTTAGGAAGTATACATTATCATAAAATCTTTTAATTCTAATCTGGTATTGTGGATTAACGTCATCAAATTTAACGTCATAAATAGTTGCTCTAACAGGAATTAGAACATTAGGCTGTTGTGTAGTTGAAACAAGGGCATGTATTTGATCGCCCTTTGCAAAGAGCTGGTGTTTAATCATTGTCTATAAATCTAACATTATCAAATTTGCTTAAAACACCACTTTTGGGATAATCGCATCTGTTAATAACGAGTAGATCTAATTCACACGGATCAACTATCATATCATTGATAAAATCCCTAAAATTGTTTACAGTCTCTGCATTCAAAGTTTTAAACATATAGAGGATCTTGACATTTTCTCTATCATCAAGATCCTCTAATACTTTTTCTATACTCTTTCTAATGTAAATAGAAATGATTATATTAGAAGGTTCAGCACTGCTAGGATCACTTTTAACCAGTCTGTTAAAAATATCATAGTAAGAAACAGAGAGATCATAGTTACCTGCTTTAGATAACTTATCAAACTCTGTTCTTGTCTTGCACCAAACTCCTTCTATTTTCAAATTCATCCGTTTAACATGGACTCTAATCTTTTGATCTCTTTTTGTAAGACTAGGATCTTATTTTTAACTTCGTTTTCAGAACCCCTATACTGTGCACCCCATCCCATTGTAATTCTAACAAGATCCGGATCCAAATCAGTTCCTACATCCATGCCTAGATCAAATATTAAATCTTTTAAAAATTTAACTTGATTAGATCTCTTCATCGGCCCTTCAAATTCATAGACATGTCTAGATTCAAACTCTTCTCCACCCCCATTTACATTATCATCAACAAGAGTCTTGATGACACCATTATCTGCTGGTTCAATACCGATACTTAGCATAGTTTGTGTTTTATTTTCTAGAAGCTAAACTAGCTTTAGCTTTTTTCATTAATTCCTTTGCCTCGTTTTTATCTTCACGATAAGTGGCTTTGTTTTTGGTAAAAAAGATTGCAGCTGCTTCCTCTAACATATTGATCTCATCTGCATTATAACCCATATCATACCATGTTTCTTTCATGTTGGCTAATTTAGCCTCAAACACTTCTTCCCACTGCTTTTCAATTTTAGCACGTCTGATGTCCTGGATTCGTTGTCCAGTTTTAATATTCTCTGCACGAAAATTAGCCCTAGTTGGATTAAAGAATGATAACTTACTGAGGTATCTTAATACACCTTGTTGTTTTAACCTGCGTCTACGTTCTCTGCGATTAGGAATTTCCTGATTCTGTTGAGTCTGTGTTGCTTCTGGTTGTTGTGTTGCTTGTTCTTCCATTATTGTAATAATTAGTAATAAATGTTTCGATTTGTTCTTTTAGTTCGTCTCTTAAATTATCTATCTGATTTTCTACGAGCGCTGCAATTTGTGAATTTAGATCCTTTTTAGTAATATCCATTTGATCTTTAAGAAGAGCATAAACTTCTTTAGAAGGCAAGTTTACTTTAATAGGTAAATCTGCACGATTCTTAGTGCTCATCTTCTTAAGCAATTCCATCATTACATTTATTTCTTGTAATGGTTCTGGATCTCTTCGGGGTCTAACTGGTGTTGCGTCAGTAGGTTCCACATCTCTTCGTGGTCTAACTGGTGTTGCACTAGTAGGATCGACATAAGTTGTAATTCCACCAAAATCTTTAGCAATCATATCAGCCTGATCGGCCGTGCTTGCAGGTAATAAAAACTCATTAATCAATGATCTATTACACTGAGTACCATCTGTAAAAATAACCCATTTTGGATCATTCTTATCTGGGTCAACCTTTACTACCTGACCAACCCTTTCGGATTTAATCCAAACGTAAAATTGACCTTTTTCCATTTCTTGTTGTTTAGCCATGAATTTATTTTTTAATATCTGCAATAGCCTCATTTTTTACAAATATTGGTTTACTATTATTATATGCAACATCTGTAAAAGGTTTAATAAAAGCATCTGACTCAGTAGATCCTATAATGGCATCAGACTTTTGTAATCGCCTTAACCAGTATTCACCAAATTCCGCATCGCCAATTTCATTTAATTGTTTTTGTAGTTGTTTAACTTCAGGTAAAAATAATTTGTTAAATCCCATGTTTTTTTATTTTAAATTGTCTTTCTTTACATTTGTTGGTTTAGATCTTCTAGGCTGAGTAGTCGTCCTATTATTTGTTCTAACAGGTCTAATATTATTAGGTACATTATTGATCGGTGGTGTGACGGTTCTCATAGGTGGTCTTACATCAGATCTTCTGATAGGCGTTCTAATAGTTCTTACATTATTTGGAATTGGTGTCCTAGTTGGTCTAATATTATTCGGCAGTGTTTGAGTTCTTGTGGGTCTAGTTCTAATAACTCCAGTCGGTGTGTTGGTTCTAGTTGATCGCACTCTAGGTGAAACATTACCTCTTCTACCATTTATATTAGATCTTCTCCAATTGTATGGCACATATGTATTGTTCCATCCATAATAGTTATTCCATCCATAATAGTTATTCCATCCATTGCCATAATAAACATTGCCCATCCAATTATTATATCCCCATATTTGATTATTCCAATAATTGTAACCTCCCCAGTTCCAGTTATATAAAGACGCTCTCATAAAACCATCACTAGGCCTACACCAATATGGATTATAAGTAAAATCAGACCAATTGTTTAAATCATGAAATCCATGAGTTCTGCAATGAATCCAATTTCCACCAAATGAAAGTCCTAAATCTTGAGGATCTAAATTTTTAAATGTGTCAAAGTTGCTTGTGAACGTTTTTACCTCAATTGGACTGGATACATTCAACGACTGTCTTTGTGCAGCGTAATTTAATGTAGCAATTCTAAAATCTAAAGACGCACAACTACTCATAAGTAAAGCTAGTGCACCTACAGCTAAAATCTTTAGCATTATAGTTACCTTATCCGCATTACTGAGTCTATTTAAAAATCCTTTCATAATAGTGTGGTTTTATTTTATAGTTTTGACCCGGTCCATAAAACTAGGAGGGAAAAATCCCTGTTTATTTATCAGACTTCTAAAACAAGCATCCAGTACGTATGTCACTGCCCAGTCATCTTTACTCCTAACTGATCGCCCAACACCCTGCATTATAGAAATACCAGTTTTCCAATCATACCACTCATTAGACGTCTGCATTTTAGCTTTGATCAATGGATCGCCCAGTGATGGATAGGGTACTTTAAAAAAGATTTGAAAACGACTAGTATCATCTTTTAAATCTAGTCCTTCTAATAATGAAGGTCCCATTAAGACTGCGTCCTCTTTCTTTTTAAATAATTCTAACATGTCAGCCTTTTGTTTAGAGTTCTCATAGTCCATCAATCTAAAAGTGTGTTTGCTATTAGATTTGATGTAGTTCATAAACTCATATGATCCGCAGTGAACAATACCCCGCTGACCTTTGTGCTTACTGATAATTTGATCCATGATCTCTACCACTTTAGGCAGACTCTCTTCGCGCTCTCTGAATGAGAGCTTGTGACGATTAACAAAAACCACTGGTGATTTGTCATAGTTAAACGCATTGTCCATTCTAATAAACTTGGCGTTCTTAATACCCATGATTTTGACGAATGATATAGGATTGCCAATAGTTGCACTCATAAAGACTTTAAAATTAGCCTTTTCATGTAAGTATTTATTAATCATCAAACTCTCTTCAACACACATAAATTTAGACTCATGTTCGTTTTGATCTAAAACCATCTTACTAACACCAACCTCTTTAATTAGGTTAATATAATCTTCAAGCTTACATTGCACGTCTTTAAGTCTATCAAAGTGACCGAATGCTGTTTGCCAATCTTTAGGCACTCCGGTATTACCGTAACGCTGTTTAGCTACTTTATTAGCAACCCTCCTAACTGTACCAAAGCTGCGCAATATTTTTTCAAATTCACTCATTGCACTAAAAACCTCATTTCTGTCACCAGTCATCATATGATTAACTAAGGATTGAATCTTATTTTTGGTATATGTTGCTTCTTGAAAACCCTGTTTACTAGCGAAACGATTAACTGTCATCATTCTATCAACTATACCAGGTTCAATGCGAGGACTAAAATGGCTTTGTACAATATCATCTATGCGGTGTGCTTCATCAAAAAAGACAAAGTCTCTTTGCTCGAATGGCACCGTTCGTTCTTCTTGTAACATTTTAGCCTCAACATAATTTCTTTGAATTAACCAAAATGAATAATTAAGTAATGATATGGGCTGATCGATAGCCCTGCGCCTGTTTTGTAAATACTCACATGAATTATAACAAGACAATTTTTCAGCCTGTTCATATCCCATACCCTTTAACTTACAATCACCCAATGAAAATGGCAAACCATTTACCGAGCATTCATAATTATCAACACCTTTGATTGACGGCCAACGTAAGCCATACTTATAAAAGTCAGATTCATATTGATCCTGAAGGCTCAGGTCGCTAGTAATCATATAACCCCTATTACCCATCTCTTTTAAAATATGTGCGGACCACATCGCTATAAGTGACTTACCAGCACCTGTTGGTGCATCTATTACTAGAGTAGATTCCGGATCCTCTAAATATGTTTCGCAAATTTTAGTTATGATCTCTCTTTGGCCCTTTCTAAATTTAAAATCCTTTCCGAATGTATTCTTTTCTAATGCGCTATCGATAATTTGATCTAATCCGCGTTCCAACATATAACTTGTTTTGTGA